CGATCACCACCGACACGACGACCCAGCATTACTATCGGATTTCCTGGGAAAACCAGGCCGATATCGCGTTCTTCGTCGACGGCAACCGCGTCAACGCGGTCGGCTCCGTGCCCTGGGCGCCCACGGGCACGAACGGCGTCTTCCAGCCCTGGCACACCGTCTACAAGCCCAGCGGAACCGGCGTCGCGACGCTCACCATGGACAAGACCGAAGGTTTCAACGGCCGGTGATCCGCATCGTCCGTCCGTTTCATTCGCCCATGACGAGAGGCCCCGATGCCGGTCCTGAACACCATCCCCGCGACGATCGCCGCGAGCGGCAGCCTCAGCGGCGAAGCGGACCTGTATCCCGGCATTCTGGTCGGCGTCTGGATGCCGGCGGTCTGGACCGCCGCCAGCATCACCTTCCAGACGCTCTCGCCTGACGGGTCGACCTGGCTAGAACTCTACACCTATCCCGGCGCCGAAGTGACGCTCACCGTCGCCGCCGGCCAATTCATCGCGGTCGACCCGACGCAATGGAAGGGAATCACCGCCGTCAAGGTGCGCTCCGGAACCGCCGCGAGCCCCGTCGCCCAGAGCGCCCAAGCGATCGTCAATCTGGTCACGCGGCAGATGGTGGCGTGAGCGGATGCGTGATCGCCGTTTCGTCTCCACGGTCGTCGGGCCAGCCGCGTCCTATGCGCTCGTCGATCTCGACACGCTGAAAACCTATCTCGGCCTCACCGGCACGCTGATCGACGCGGTGCTGACGCTGTGGGTGAATGCGGCGAGCGCGGCGGCGGCGAAATTCTGCAATCAGCCCTTCGTGGTCGAGACGCTGCAGGACCAGTTCTGGCCCGCCAAGGACGGCATGCCCTGGACGGTGCGCGACCGGCCGGATTCGCTGCTGCTGAAACGCGGCCCCGTCACCAACTCGCCGAGCCCGTCGCTGACCCGGCCGCCCGTCGCGCCGACGCTGACCTATGCCGCCGGCGGCGCGCTCGCGGCGCGGACCTATTACGCGCGGCTGACCTATGTGACGGCCTCGGGCGAAACCGCCGCCGGGCTCGAAACAAGGCTCGTCATTCCCGCGAGCAACCTCGTCGCGATCGCCGCGCCCGGGCCAGATTATTACGCGCTCGCGACCTCGTATAACGTCTACGTCGGAACAAGCTCGGGCGGCGAGACGCTGCAGGCCAGCGGCCTCGGCCTGACGACCGCCTGGACCGAACCCTCGACCGGCCTCGTCGCCGGCGCCGCGATGCCGGCCTACGCGCTCGTCGTCGAGGCCCATGGCGGCCCGCTCGACGTTCCGCCGTCGTACACATCCACGTCGGGCGCGCCGACGCCGCTGGCGGAAAGCGTCGATTTCCTGATCGACGCCGGCGAGAGCGCGGTCGTCGCCGAGATTTACCGCCTCGACCACAACGGCAACCCGAAGGGCTGGCGCGGCCGTTGGATTTCCGCGCTCTACACGGCCGGTTTCGCCACCGTCCCCGACGACGTCGTCGAGGTCGTGACCGAAATGGTGAAACAGCGCTATTTCGCCCAAAACCGCGATCCGATGGCGCGTTCGATCGACGTCTCGGGCGTGATCAACACGTCCTATTGGTTCGGGCAAGGGCCGGGCAGCGACACCGACATGCCGCCGCACATCCAGGCCAAGCTGGAGCGCTACAGGGTTCCGGTCATTGGCTGAGAAGCAAACGATGAAGCGCGGCGCTTGCTGGATCGACTTGGACTTCCTGCCGCAAGCGCTGACCATGCTCGCGCGCGCGGGCCTCAAGTGTGTCGCGATCATATCCGACCCTTGGGACCCAAGGGCGCTCGTCGCGATTGACGGCGACCTTCTTCCGCCGGAATGCGAAGGCAATCGCCGTTTCGTTCTGCCGAAATTCGTACGCGAGACGCAGCCGGACAATTCCTTTGCGGATCGGCTCGACACAATCGAACTCTTGGCCGAAAGCCCCCGCGAGGCATTGCGTCAGATCCTCGACCGATGGCCGATCGCGCCGCCGGGTTCCCCAATCGCCCATTGCGGCGGTCCATGACCGACCCCGCCGCCCAGGCCGCCTATTTCAACGCGCTGCGCGTGCGCGGAATCGCCCTGACGTTGCAGCGGGTTTCCGGTTTCGCGCCGAACGTGACGATCGTCTCCTCGGTCGCGCTGTCCGGCTTCGTCCTCAACGTGACCCCCAACGGATCGGCCAATGCGCAAACCGGCCTCGGCGCGGTGGCGACCGGCGACCCGAGCCAGAACGACCGCCTCGTGATCGTCATGGCTCAGGACCTGAGCAATTCCGGCTTTGCGCTGCCTGTCGTCAAGGGCGACCAGATCGTGCTGCCCGATTCCGCCGAGATCCTCAACGTCACCCGCGTCGACCCCTACAAGCGCGCCTTCGCCGGCGCGGTGGAGATTCTGACGACGGGCGTTTCGTAACGCCAGGACCTCATGCCCCTAACCTTCGAAGTCGACCCGCAAACCGCTTTCGCGACGATCGAGGGCGCGCCGCAAAAGGTCATCGACCGCTTCGCCGAGGCGCTGCGGCCGATCGAGCAGGCGATGGTCGACGACGCGCGCGCGCGGGCGGTGGCGCATTTCCATTCGGTCGGGGCCAAGCCCGGGCTCTATCTCGCGGGTTTCAGCGGCGGCGTCACGGAAAAGCACGGCTCGGTCATCGGCTGGGTCGGCAATTCCAACCCGCTCGCGCATCTGCTGGAGAAGGGGTTCACGATTTCGGATTTGATGATTTACGCGCGCAACGCCGAGGTCATGAAATTCGCCGCCGCCGGCGTCGGCGATCTCTACCGCAAGGCGGTGCATCGCCACGCGACCCAGGTAAGGCCCTATCCCGCGATCCTGCCCGCGTTTCAGGCCAAAGAGGGCGAGATCATGGACGCGGCCGAGCGCGCGGTCGAGGGGCTTTAGCGAATGGCCACCCGCGAGGCCGTCCTGGCGGCCCTGCTCGCCGCCGTCGAGGCCCAGAGCTTCTTTGCCACCACCGGCCGGCGCGCCCGCGATCCCAGCGTCATCGGCCCGACGCTCAGCCCGGCGTGTTTTCTCGTGCGCTCGGGCGAGACGGTTCGGCGCAACAGCCCGAGCGCGCCGCGCATCACTACAATTCACGTTTCCGCCTTCGTCTACAACGACGTCGGCGCGGAACCGAACGCGATCCCCGAGACCGCGCTGAACAATGCCATGGAAGCGCTGGAGGCGGCCCTGGCGATCGACAACCAAGCCGCCCAGACCTGCACGCTCGGCGGCCTCGTCTACGCCGCCTTTCTGCGCGGCGAAGTCCACACCGCGCCCGCCGAACTCACCGGCAAGGCGCTGGCGATCGTGCCGATCGACATCATTCTCCCCTGACTGCCTGAACCCCGAAATAGGAGCCCGAAACCATGGCCACTCCCCTCGCCGCCTTCGGGCCCGGCGTCGTCATCCTCACGCGCACCGACACCACGACGCCGCTCGCCATCAACGTCGGTAGCGCCCAGGAATTCACGCTCGACGTCACGGGCAACACCAAGGGGCTATATGGCACACAGCAATTCGCCCTGGCCGTGGTGCGGGGCACCATCAAGGTGACGGGCAAGATCAAGGCGGCGCTGCTTTCCGGCATCGCCTGGAATTCCTGCTTCTTCGGCGACACCTTCACCGCCGGCTACGATCATTATTTCCTCAACGAAGCCCACACCGTGGCGTCGACCACGCAAGTGGTCACCAACGTCACCGGCGGCATCGTCGATCTCGGCGTCACCTACGCCTCCAACGGCCTACCGCTGCAGCGCGTCGCCACCGTCTCGGCGGCGGGAACCTATTCCGTCGTCCAGTCGACCGGAACCTATACGTTCAACGTCGCCGACGAAGTCGCGCTGCTGTTCAACTATTCCAACTTCAGCGCGGCGAGCGGCCAGCAGCTCAACGTCGTCCAGCAGCAGATCGGCGTCAATCCGACCTTCCAGCTCGATTATTACACCAACCTCAACCAGCCCTCGACCAAGCCGTTCGGCGTCCGCCTGTTCGCGTGCGTTGCCAACAAACTGACGATCGCCTCGAAACTCGAGGAGTTCATCATGCCTGAAATCGATTTCGAAGTGTTCGCCAACAACGCCGGGCAAGTGATGAACTTCGATTTCCCTGAAATTTCGTAACGGAGATCGATCATGGACGAACCCGAATTCTTCCCGCTTTCCCTCGGCGGCCGGACCTGGAACCTGCCGCATCTGCCGTTCGGCGTCGTCAAGCGACTGCAGTCGCGCGCGCTGAGGCTCAATTCCGAACTTTCGCAACTCTCGGTCGTCGACCTCGACGAGGCCAAGCTCGACCAATTGCTCGACCTCACGCACGAGGCGCTGAAATCGGCGGAGCAGGGCGTGACGAAGGAAGCCCTGGAAGCGCTGCCCTTCACGACCTCGGATCTGATCGGCGCGCAGACCGCGGTCATGAAAGCGCTCGGCCTGATCCGCGACAGCGCGCCCGGCGAGGGGGGAAACCCCGACCCAAAAGCACTTTCGACGACTTCCTCGCCAGCGTAATCGACGCGCTCGGCTATTCCTGGACGTTCGACGACGTCGAAACCCTGACTTGGCCGCGCTGGCGCGCGCTGCGCAAGCGGCTCGCCCTGCATCCCCCTTCGCATTGGCTCGTGGCGGGTTTCGTCGGCTACGAGCCGCCGGCCGAGAAGCAGTACATGGACGCCGACGCCGCGCAAGACTGGTTCCGGAAGACCGGCGGCAAGATCGACGGCGTGGCGAAGAGATGAACGCACCGTAGCCCGGAAAGGCGCCGCGAATGTCCGACGGCTCGGTTTACGTCACCTTCGGCGGCGATACGTCTCAGCTCGAGGTCGCCGCGGCCAACGCCAAGGCTTCCGTCAATTCGCTGACGCGCGAACTCGCCACGCTGGCGCGCCAGCAGGCCGCGGCCGGGGCGAGCGCCGATTCCGACATCAAGGCCAAGATGCTCGACGTGGCGCGCAGCCTCGATCAGGCCCGCGCCGGCTTCGCCCAATCGCAAGCCGCGATGCGCGAGCATACCCAAGCCGCGGCCCAAGCCGGCGAAGGCCTCTCGACGCTGCGCGAGCGCGTCGACGGCATCAAATCGGCTTTCGTCGATCTCGCTGCCGTCGCCGGCGTCGCGCTGAGCGCCGACGCGTTCAAGAGCTGGGTGACCGCTTCCACCGATGCTGCCGCGAAGGTTCGCGGCGACGCGGCCAAGCTCGGCGTCTCCACCGACGAGGTCCAGCAATTGCAGGGCCTGTCGACGCTGACCGGCGTCGATTACGGCGGATTGCGCGACAAGCTCGAGAGCCTGCAATTGACGCTGGCCGGGGGCGGCGACAAGGCCGACAAGGCGACCGCCGCGCTGAAGGCCTTCGGCATCGCCGCCGAGGATCTGAAGGGCAAGCCCGTCGTCGACCAGCTTTCGACGATGGCCGACGCGTTCTCGAAATTCGCCGACGGCCCGACCAAGGCCGCCGCCGCCGCCGAGCTCGGCATGGCGGAACTGATTCCATTCCTCGATCGCGGCCGCAAAGGCATCCAAGATTTGAGCGACGCGATGACGCGCAGCTCGAGCCTCATGTCGGGCGACATGATCAATGCGATCGCCGCGACGCGCGACCACATCAACGAACTTTCGCTCGCCTGGAACGCGACCGGCAAAATCTTCGCCATCATCAATCCCGCCGTCGACGCCGCGGTGCTGGCGATGACGCGGCTGATCGAATCGATCGACGTCGACAAGGTCCGCCCGGCGCTGACCGCGCTGTCGCAACATCTCGTCGATCTCGGCGCGACGGTCGCGGAATTCGCGGTGAACGCGAGCGCGAGCTGGAATTCCTTCGTGTCGTCGATTACCGGCAGCGTGGGCGCCATCACGGGCGCTATTTCGACGATCGAAGGCTATCTCCGAAAGATTTCCGATTTCGGCCAGATCCCGGCGCAAATGTCGTTCGACCTCCAGGAGTCGAAAGCGCGGTTCTGGCAGCGCATGGGCGTCATTTCGCCCGAGCAAGCGCAATCCTACATCGACGAGGCCAGGAAGGGTCTGACTGCGGCGAGCGGCCAAGGCGCGGACGCCTTCGGCGGCCTCGACAAGGCGGGAATCCAGCTCCAATTCACCCTGCAGGGGATCGCGGACAAGGCGAAAACGGCCAAATCCGCGCTTGCCGATTGGTTCACGCCGAAAGGCAATGTCGCGCTGCTCGGCGAATATGCCGGGTCGGGCGGCGCTGTCTCGGCGCCCAAGCCGCAAGTCCCGGTCATGGACACCGGCGGCGGCAAGGCTGCCGCGGGCACGCAAGGCCAGGACGCCCAGGCGGCGTTGAGGCAGGCGCTGGCCACGGCGCAAGCGACGTTCGACGAAACGAAGACGTCTCTCGACACGCTGCTCGCCGCGCACAAGATCGGCATGGCGCAATGGTCCGTCGACACCGAGGCTGCGCTCGACAAGGAAGCCGACGCCGTCCAGGACGCCTACGCGAAGATCCTCGCCAACGCCGCCTTGACCTCGGCCAAGAAGGTCGAGATCGCTGCGCAGGAAACCAAGCAATTACAGACGATCTGGGACCAGCAGGCCGAGGCCAACAAGAAACTGGTCGACGAGATGCAGCGCAATTACGAAGGCGTCGCCGGCACGATCTCGGGCGCTTTCACTTCGCAATTCGACAAGATCTTGCAAGGCCAGGAAAGCTGGTCGGCGGCGATGAAAAACATCGCCAAGGAGCTGACGCTCGACCTGATCAACGAATCGATCAAATCGACCGCCAAATGGCTCGCCGACCAGGCCGCGCAGGCGGTGGCGGCGCAGACCAAGGCGGCCGCCGTCAACGCGGCGGACGCGACCGCCGGCGCGGGCGGCCTGCTCTCGCTGCTCGGCGGCGCGCTGAAGGCGATCGAGACCTACGCCGCCGAGGCCTTTGGCGGCGTGTTCGCGTTTCTGGCGCCCGTGCTCGGCCCGGCGGCGGCCGGTCCCGCCGCGGCGGCCAGCGGCGCGGTGATGGCGGCAGGCTCGGTCGCCTCCGCCGACATCGGCATGTGGAGCGTGCCGCACGACCAGCTCGCGCTCGTCCACCACAACGAATTGATCATGCCCGCTGGTCCCGCCGGCGCGCTGCGCGCGATGCTGAGCGGCGAAGGCGCGGGCGGGGGCGGCGGCGCCGTCAGCGTCAACCCGCAATCCCATATCCACGTTCAGGCGCTGGACGCCGCCGGCGTCGCCAGTTTCTGGCGCAACAATCGTTCCGACGTCGCCAAACACCTCCACCAGGCGGCGCGCGACGGCGCCTTCCTCGGCATGCGCCGCGCGCGGCTCGCATGACGGTTGCAAAGCCCGGAATTCGGCGGCAAGATTCGACTATGGGATGGCGCGCAAACGAACGCCGGGATCGGGAGAATCGGCCGCCGCTGCGCTTCAGCGCGGGCGCCGCGCTGGCGTTCGCCGCCGCGCTCGCCCTGCTGGCCGCCATGCTCGTCGCCAGCTGGCCCTGAAATCGCCCGGCTGCCTACCGGCGCGGCCCTAACGCTTCTCGCCTTCCCCGCCATCCGCTTCCGACCCCTCAGCGCTGCAAGGATCCCCCATGTCCGTCGTCATGCAGGCCCCGTCGGGTTTCACCTCGGGCAACGTTACCGGGCCGTCCGGCACGACCTACACGCTGAATTCCGCGATGCAGGTCACGGCGTCGACCAACGACGTCGCATTCCTGCTCGGATTGAATTTCACCGCCATCGGCGGCCCGGCGGCCTTCGTTTGCAACCCGCGCAACATTCTCGACGCCGGCGACTTCACCACGAATCCCTGGCAGCGCAATGTCTCCGGACTTTGGTCGTCATCGGGAATTTCGGGCGTCATAACTAATACGCCGATTTATTTCCCCGATCGATGGTTCGTCGTCGCCGGGGCATCGTCGTCCGTGCAGATGGCGAAAATTTCGGACGGCTCGATTCAGAATTTCAACCAATCTCTCAAGATTTCGCGAACGGTCGGCAATACCGACGTCTCGACCATCAATTTCGGCCAGGCGGTCAAGACCGCGACCTCGATCAGCGTCCAGGGTCAGCAGGTCAGCTTCAGCTTCTGGGCTAAGCAGGGCGCGAACTATTCCGGCGGCGCGCTATCCGTCGCCGTCATCACCGGCACGGGAAACAATCAAACCGCCGCGCAGATGGTCAACGTCGCTTGGACCGGGCAGGCCTCTTCGGTCACAGGGAGCCAGTCCCTCACCACTTCGATGACGCGCTATACCTTCACCGGCAATCTTCCGGCGACCGCGACGCAGGTCGGCGTTTTGCTCAGTTGGAAGCCGACCGGAACCGCCGGCGCCGACGACTCGATCACGATCAATGGCCTGCAGCTCGAAATCGGCGCCAGCGCGTCGGCGTTCGAGCACATGGACCTCGCCCACGTACTTCTCATGTGCCAGACCTACGCCTATTGCATCCCCGAACCGCCGTCCGGCGTGCTCATGGCGATTGGCGGCGCGACGCAGGGCGCGAACGCGCAGCAGTTCTACAAGCTCCTCCCGACGACGATGCTCGTGGCGCCAACGGTCACCGTTGGAACGGGTTCGTTCAAGGTTTGCGCGGGCGCGGCGGCGGCGACGGCGACCGGCCTCGCGGCGGGCGCAACGCACACGCAAAACGAAATCAGCCTCGTTTCGACATTGACGCAAGCGGCAGGAGGGGCGGCTTCGCTGCAAGGCGGCGGCGGCACGGGGTACATCCTCGCCTCCAGCGATTTCTAATGGCGACACCCCCGTCCTTCCCGACGCTCGCCGGCCAGGGCTGGAGCGTCCACAAGACCCCGAAATTCGGCACCGTCGTCGCGCCGCACGTCTCGGGGCGCCAGGTGCGCGCCGCACTCTACGTCAACCCGATCTGGATGTTCGAACTGGTGTTCAACGGGCTCGACGGCACGGCGACGGGCCAATACGGCGCCCTCGGCGCCTCGTCGCTGCAGAGCCTCATGGGCTTCTTCCTGCAGTGCCAGGGGCAATATGCGACGTTCCTGTTCACCGATCCGAGCGACGACGCCGTCGCGAACCAGACGATGGGGATCGGCAATGGAACCAAGACGACGTTCGCGCTGACGCGCTTGCTTGGTGCATTCGCCGAGCCCGTCGGCTGGGTAACGGCGATCACCGCCGTCTATCTCAACGGCGTGCAACAGACGACGGGCTGGATATTGACGACGCCGAACAGCCTGATTTTTACCTCGCCGCCCGGAAATAACGTGACCATCGCGGCGAGCTTCACCTTCGCCTTTCTCTGCCGGTTCGATTCCGACGAGGTCGACTTCGAGCAGTTCATGAGCAATTTGTGGAAGGTGGACAGCCTGAAGTTTCGATCCGTGCGCCCGTCGTGAGCGGGAGGGCTTTGGCGAGGCCCCGGAGAAGCACAACCCGTTTTCAGGGCCAGCTCAGCTCGGAGATCGTATGTTCTGCCGTCTCCGAGGATAACGCCGTCTGCGCGGGGCCTCGCCAATGCCTTCAACATAAACTATACTTGGCTGTAGTCAACAGTAAAAGCGTCTAATACGCAAAAATACTAAAACATACATCACAGGTCGACAGTTTGCACTTCAGGAGCGTGCACGCGCAATGACGATCACTCCCGCCGACGTCGTTCGCGAGCACGGGCCGCTCGTGGCTCGATACGACGAAAAATCGCTGCTTTGCGCCATCCACATGGACATGGACGAGGATTATTCCGCGCGTCTCGCGGACGCGAAAGCCGGAAATCCGCCGCCCGAGGGCGGCTTCTATCTCGCGTTCGACTTGGTCGACAAAACCGATGAAGCCGGCGCGTGAAATCCGCATCGACCGCCCTCACCAATTACATCAACACGGTTCGCGGCCAGATCGACGCGCCGCTAGCCACCGCGAATTGCTATCTGATCACGCTGACGACGGGCACGGTGCTCGCTTGGACCGATGTCGACACGTCGATCACATTCGGCGGCGTCACCTACTCCGCCACCGGCCCGCTGATCGAGGGGCTCAAATACAAGGCTGGCGTCGGCCTCGAGGTCGACAAGCAACAGGTGACGATTTCGGCGCGGCCAACGGATTTGATTTCCGGGGTTCAGGCCTTGCAGGCGATCCGCGAGGGCGCTTTCGACGGCGCGACGGTGCAGCGCTACCGGGTGTTCCTCAATTCGCCGGGAGGAACGATCATCGACGGCGTGCTGCTGTTCCAGGGCCGCGTCTCGACCGTCGACAGCGTCGGGCGCACCAGCGCGCAAATCACCGTCGCTAGCGATTTGATCATCCTCGACTACGACATGCCGCGCAATCTCTACCAGCCGACCTGCAACCATGTGCTCTACGATTCCGGCTGCACCGTCGTCGCCGCGACTTACGCGCAGAGCGGTACGGTCGTTTCGGGGTCGACCGCGACGCTGATCAACTACGGCAGCGCCGCCGCGCAGCATGCCCAAGGCAAGATCGTCTTCACGTCCGGCGCCAACGCCAATCTGACGGCGACGGTCAAGAGCGCCGTGGTCGGGACATCGTTCACCCTCATGTACCCGCTGCCCGCGGCGCCCGCGACCGGCGACGCCTTCACGGTGTATTTCGGCTGCGACCATACCGCGGCGACCTGCCAGAGCCGGTTCAGCAACCTGATCAACTTTCGCGGCTTTCCGTTCGTGCCCCCGCCGCAGCTTGCTTATTGAAAACGGCAGTCTGGCTTCGGCCCTCATCCTGAGCTCGTCGAAGGACGGCAGTCGGAAGAGCGC